GCGTGTTGATTATTTTGGTACTCGCTCTCGGTGGTTCTCTGCTGGCGACGAAGGCGGCTTACGATTGATTCCTCACAGGCCATCTGTTGCCCACCCATGCCGAGTCCTTGAGCGTTCTTGTTGAGGTTCTCGCTGGGCGGCGCATCGCTGGTGCGGTAATCGGCGTAGGCCGCTTTCTCTTGCGCCTCCTGTACGTTCCGAATTTTTCCACCTAGATTGTTCATGATTTCCTCCGCCACAACTCCGTGGCCGGTTGCGCTACACGCTGTACGCCTGCATCTCCGCCCGTGGCGACGGCTCACCATTCGGGCCGGGTTCGTCGCTCAGCTCCTTGGTCCAGTCGCACCAGTAGACGCGCCAGAGCCAGATCAGTGTTTTCATTTCGGCTCCTTGTTGCGTTTCTCAAGAGTGGTTTCGATGCGCGCTGCCGTAACGCACAAAATCCCAAGCGTAACCGCGAATAGCACGAGGGCCACTGCGCCCAAAAACCACAAGTCGTAAAGCGCAACTACTATCTGCTGCACATCCGTCATTACTTCTCTCCATCCTTGCGGACGGCTTGGATAGGACGCTCTACAAGATCCTCAATTCGCATATCCTCAATAGCAGGCCGACTAACCCGACGCGCCCTATCAGCCGCCTCCTTCGCGTTCTCTGCTTCAACATCCACCAATTGAGCATTGATCTGCGCGATCCAAACCCGATACACGCGCTTTACCTTGTCCTCTGCACGCTGGCTCCGTTTGGCATCACTCATGGGCGCACCGCCTTGGATCTTGCGGCCAAGGCTTCACGGACCAATAGACGCGCCAGCACAGACGGCCGACGAGTTTCAATTTTGGCTATCCGCACCAATTGCTCCCAGATATCCTCTTCAAAGAGGACATGGGCATCAATCATGACTGGTTTTACTTCTGGAGTGGGCTTCCTTTTGTTGGTCATAGACTCCACAATACTCCAAGACGTACATTTGTCAAGAACAATTATTTACAGAAATTATCCCTTTAGCTCCCATAGCACTTTCTTAGCTCGTTTGCTTATCGGTCTTACAAAGCGTTCTTTACCGGGCAACTTGATCTCGACATAACCAAGCGCTTCAATCTGAGCCTTGGTCTTTCCTTGTTTTCCAGAATGAAACGCCCGCCTGGCCACGGTATTTCCAAGCGTGTCCCGATAGGTACGAACCTCTTCGCTCTTGCCGTGGTACAACCACGATGCAGCCCTATAAACGCCGCCTTTGTGCCCCGCATTCGGATCAGCATAGCTCACAAGAGCATCAGGACTCTCCAGCCTTCGTATCACGTCCACCGCCGCACTTATTGCCTGCGTGAGTAGGTTCTTGGCGTGCCCGTCCGGTGCCCATAAACGCGACAATTCCCAAACATTCCCGGGCCATCCAAGAACGAATTTTGCAATGTTCTTGTTGGCGGGAATAGACCAAACAACGATCGCATCCCCAAAACTGACCCAGTGCGACTTCCCAGAGGGCACGCTGTGGGTGTAGTGATTCTGGCGAACGCACTCAGCCGCCTGTTTTCGCTCCTCCCCGAGCAGAACATTGGCTCTACCACGTGCTGCAAGCAACCCGAAGCCAATCATCCGATGCCTCCTAGCGGTTAAAGGAATATATCCCTTATTTAGAGGAAGTACGCGGCCTGACAAATTCGACTGCTACGCGACGGTCCTTCTCGTAACGCAGCACGTCCTCCGAGCGGTACATCACGCGCCGGCTGAGCTTGACGTAGGGGCATCCCTTCCCTTGGCTGCGCAGGTTCGCAAGATAGCTGCGAGAGGTACTCCAGCGAATCGCGAGCTGCTCGGGAGTGAGGAGAGGGGTCATAACTTAGCCCCACTGTGGATTTCATGGTTCTCAGACAGCCCACACATAGCATCTCCGCCTAGCCATTTGAACCAACGATGACACCGGGTTGGATCTTGACTAAAAGAGCACTCAAAAGCATGTGGCTGCCAGCATTCACGCTCTATTTGTTCCGCCGCCTGCTTCCGTAGCTTCGGCAATCGCTGGGCGAGCTGCTCGGGAGTGAGAAGAGGAGTTATTCCGGCCATGGTGTCTCTCCTCCGATGTACCGATCGAACTCCTGCCGCAGAATCTCCAGCCCCACCTTGAAATAGGCGTAGCTGGTGTCGCCATCGGTCACCCGGCCGCCCACTTTCTTCTTCTCGAAACTAGGCGCCATCTGTTTCAGAATCTTTCCAAAATTCACGTCGTTGGGCAGGCGGCCCTTGATGTTGCGGTTGTTGACCCAACGCCTGAGCGCATCACGCAAACGATTGGTCGGGATCGATTCGGGCCACTCACCGCCCCAGTCACCGCCGGCGATTGTGCCCGCCGATAACGTGTCGTACCACCACTGCGGCACAGCCTCCAGAGATGATATCTTCTGTGACACCAAGCCCACGGTATTGGGCGCCAGGTTCACATCTTGAGTGATTTTGTAATCCATCAGGTAGCGAAGCAGATAAGCGGAACCGCCTTGCTCGTCCAGGCCCACGCGCATTTCTGTAAAATACTGCCGATCCTGCTTCCGGCCTTCGCCGACCTCGAACACAGCCCAGCGGCGCTCGTCTTCGCTCGCCGGCACCAGCCACTCCTCATTGCCGATCACGACCACCCTGGTCAGGTTGCGGACAGTGTAGGATTCCTTGCCTTTGGGCTCGATGACATGTTTCGATCCCGTCACCAGGTCCTTGACCACGCCCTCACACTCTTTGTCCCCGGACCAGAATGCCTCGTCAAGAATGAACAGCAGGGAATATTGAAGATGGCCGGTAAAATTGGAGACCAGATACCGGCGCCTTGAAGTGGTCATGGCGTGGCTGCCAAGCAACTTGCTGACACGCTCGACCAGCGCGTTCTTGCCCACGCCTTTACCGCCGCGGAAGACAACCGCGACCAGGGGCTTCTCATAAGGCTTCTGAATCAGATGCGCGAACCAGCAAGTGAGCCAGTCGGCAAGATTCTTATCGTGGCCACAGATATTTTCAAAAAGATGCTCTTTCCAACGTTCGACCATCGGATGATCGGGCGTGGCTGCAGGCTCGACAGCGAATCCACGCCACATATTGAACCACTTGGTCCCGGCGTTGACCTCGGGCTCGAACACTACCCCGTTGTAGCTCCTGCGATTCGGCCATTCCATCCATAACTGCGCCGTGGACTTGCTTTTATCCCCAACCTGCAGCTTGTTGGCCGCGAGCATGTCGTAAAAAGACTGCTTGCTCATCAGGTGGAACTCATAGCCGCCCTCAAAGCCTGCGGTCTCCCATAAGATGTTCCCGGTGCCACCGGAGAAGACAAAAGCGAAGTTCTCGTTCAACTTTCCAAGCGGATGCGGCTTCTCTGGTTCCTTGACAGATGAGCTTGGCTCCTCGATTGGAGGGAATACCGCCTCGGGCGCTACGATCCCCTGGGGGTCCTTCCCGTATTTGAAAGCATTCCGGACCTTGGTTTCCAGCTCCTCCTGGGTCCACGGAGGCAGGCACCGGTCGTTCCAGGGGGCCATCAGCTCGAGGGCCTGGTCAGCATCGCAGCCCAGATCCTTGAGGCGAGCAGCCACTTTGAAGGTCTCGGCATCGCCGCCGGCGCCCTCGGTCGCCACCGGGGCATAGGATGCAAGCCACTGGGAGGCCCTCTGCGCGGCCCGGCCGGGATCTGTGCCGGGTAAGGAGGCCGGCTGGGCCTCCTCGCGCGCCTTGGCTGTACCGAGGCGGTCTATAAGCCATTGGGGAGCCTGAGCGATCGGGACTTTATGGGCAATTTCGTAGGTGCGGCCATCGATGACGCTGCCTGGCCCGATGACATAACCACCGAGAGAACGAATATCTAAACCGTTTCCCAACAAATCTACGCCTTGACGCACCGCCTTGGGAGTCCGGAAGTACAGATGCTCTCCGCCAGATGGCGTGGATACAGTAAATGTGGAGGGTAGTTCGAAGCCGTCCATCTCCAATTGGAGAAGGCTCAGATCGCCGCGCTTGCCCGATTTCACGTCCACATCCAGAACCACCAGGGCCTCATCCGCAGCGAAATGAGAAGTCGAGATACCGATATTCTTCGGCTGACCATGCCACCAGGCTTTGACCTGAGCCGGATCGGTAGTCGCCAGATGGGGGTAGTCCTTGATCGCCGGCTCCTTGGCGTTCACAAGCAGCGGGAACACGTGGAAGCCGTTCTGAGCGAGAGCGATCGCGAACTCGGAGAGGGATGTCATTTCTCGCCCTGTTCACGTTGCAGGTAGTAGAACTCGATCAAGCAGTTGTACGCCACGGCTGCGAGCTGGTGCGCCAGGTCCCCGAAATGGTCGTGCTTGACGCCATCTTCGTAAGCGGTGATGTGCCGGTAGGCGTGCAGCATGTTCTCCTGATGGCGCGGAATCCGAGAAGTGTCACCGCGGGCTTCAATAGCGTTGGCGCCGTAGACT